TTTAGAGTTGAACGTTTGAGTATTTAGATCGCCATTTTTATTCGTAACCAACGATAAGTTTTTCGTTTTATTACCATGACTCATTAGTTCGTAGTTGTCGCTATACGAAACGTCTAGTTGTCCTATACTGCGAGAAACAGGGTCAAAACCAATAAATTTTCCAGCATAGACACCTGCTCTTGTATTTTGTATAAAATCAAACTGAGATATAACTTTAACATGACGCGCTCCCCAGATTTCATCCGTAACATCTTCGACAAGATTTTTAGGACTAAAGTTAATTGTGCCTATACTTCGAGCAGATAATAAAGTCGATAAAGTTACAAAATTAAAACCCAACTTATTCTCAAAGAATACGAAGTTAGGAGAACCCTTTATATCAATAGCTTTTCTAGCACACCACTCGATTGCCTCGATGGGCTTCAAGTTTGGAACAATTACTTTCTTAAGACCTGTAGATTCTTCAATCAACCCAAACGAGTTTGTCGGAACGTTTAACTGGTTAGTTAATATTTGTTTGGCTATTGTTGAATATGTTGTGTTGTAAGCCTGTGAAACGATTTGTTGCTCTGAGAATATAAACTCGTCTGAGATAAAATGAAGCACATACGTCTCGCTCGACATATTTACGTTTTGTCTGTTCGATTGCTTGTATATTCTGAACAGTTTGTTTATATGAGCGTCGTCACTATCTACCGATTTATTAATTTTGATTTTCAATACTTCAGAACCATCAAACATTAACTTCTCAGATAGACCAACAGCGTCTCTAATTAGAATGGATCCTGACATGCACGGATTCAATAAATTATCAAAGATATTAATCTCTTCATATAAACCAGAGATGTCTATATCAGACATTCCTTGGATTTTAGTGATAATTTTCAGTTCTTTTATTGCAAACTGAGTGGACTGCCTTAGGGTTATCTCAGACATTATTCATTAGCTTTTCGTAAAGAATCTTCAATATCAGCAACAAATTCTGGCTTAACAACTTTAATTATTCTCTTACTTTCGTTTAACTCTTCCTCATACTCAAAGTATGTTTTTGTGTATTTTACAGTATCAATTTTAATTATGTTGTTGTCTTGTAGAGTATAAGTATTAGTTGTTGCTGTAGCTGTGTTTGCATAGGTGTTAGCATCAAGTTGAATATCTTCAACGGATACCACTTTATTTACTTTTGTGTTCGTTTGTGTTATCCTATTGTAGTATCCGTATACAGTTTGCTTGGCCCAATCGGTACCAGTTTGACCTGCGATCACGTTTGCGCTAGGTAAATATTTACTCTCAATAAACCTATTAAGGCTTGTTGATTCTAATACCCAATCGAATTGAGGATGATATATGTTATTATAGTTTAATATTACCCAATGTTTTTCTGATGAACCATATAACTTATCCGCAATAATTTCTGGCGTCTCACCATCTTTGACTCTATAATTGTAATAGACAGCACTGTTATTTTTGAATGCATCATCAAAATTATATCGCGCAACAATGTTTGTAACAGTCTCTACACTAGTAGCATTATTTGCTAATGTATAATATGTTTTAGGAAACAATTTAAAATATTTTGCCATAATTAAAATGCTCTTTCTTCTTTTTTGCCATCAGGAGAACCTGAATAATTAAACTTCGTGAGTATTTGAGTTTCTTTGAATGTTAAAGCAAGTCTGATACCCACTGGCATACCAGTTCCACCTAATTTAACTTCTCCACCTACTCCGTTTGGAACTTCATATGCTGAAAATTGACCATTAGGAGCATAGTCAGTTTCAATATTCATTAGTACACAAGTTGATATTTTAGGTATATTGGTATTTTCTTGACCGCTATAGTAAAAACTAATATCAAACTCGGAAGGCGGAACTAAGAATAAACCTGCTGAACCACCTTGTAATAATTCAGGCGCTTGATGAAATTTTAATCTGTGAATGATATTTTGAACCCCTAAAGCCTCACTTTGACTTCTAGGATACATCATAAACTCAAACCTAAAAGTTCTAAATTCTGGTGATGAATATAGTAATTCTAGCTGTGGATTTAATACTGCACCAAATAATGAAGCACCTATTGCAGTACCAACACCGCCAGGTAAAAGTGCTTCTGCAAGTTTAGTGCCTATAAATGGCGTCATATTCTTTAATGCACCAGCAACAGCAGATTTAATGTCTCCGCCTTTTGCTATTTGTTGTATAGCCGAAACGCCTGCTTGACCACCTGATGCAAGCCCAGGAAGAATACCTTGATTCATACTTAAATCAGAATACCCTTGACTATAACTAAACTGCAATGTGTCGGGCATATATAACGCAATAGTGTCGGTAGTTCTTCTAACTGTTCTAAGGAAACTAGGCTTTTGTAATTGTTGAGATATATCCTTAATAGTATTGTTAGTATTATCGTTATTGGATACTAAAAGTTTAGGAATATACTTTGTGTCGTCGTTAGTAAACAACAATCCTGATATCTCTTTAGACGCGTTTAGCTTGTTTTGTACAGCTCCAGCAACAGTACTTAAAACTTGTGTTGCTCCTGAAACTGAATTGATTGACGCACCTATGTCTTGCTGTAGAGCGCTTAGATTCTTTTCAACCGTCATTGGACCCATATCACTATCAGCAGATCTATATTTTGTCTTGAGCTGTTGACCGATGTTGATAATCATGTAATGACCTTTGTCATAATTACCAATATCCTCAGGAAACCTAAATATATTACTAGCGTATGCTGAATCATTGACAAGATTTCCTTGGGTGAGTTTATCGAACAAATCTTCTTGTTTGAATGATACTTCGTTTAGATTGAATAATGACATCTTGATCCTTTTAGATTGACTATATATTTATATGAGTTTTGGACATAAAACATACAAAGGAACGTTCCGACCAACTGCACCAGAGAAGTATCGAGGTAACGTTGATAACATCGTTTATAGATCATCTTGGGAGTTAAGAGTGATGAAATGGCTCGATTCGCATCCTGAAGTTATATGGTGGTCGAGCGAAGAGTTAGTAATTCCTTACATTAATCCTATAGACAACAAAAAGCATAGATACTTTCCTGATTTCATTGCAAAGATGAAACGGAAAGATGGTTCTGTAATGACTTACGTAATTGAAGTCAAACCAGACTCTCAAACTAGAATGCCAACACAAAAGCGTAAGACTAAACGGTTTATTACTGAAGCTGCGACGTATGCAATTAATCAAGAAAAGTGGAGAGCTGCTGATAAGTTTTGCGAAGAACACGGATGGAAGTTTGTGGTTGTCACCGAAAAACATTTAGGTTTGTTTTAGTCTTATAAATATAACATGGCTTATTTAATAGATAGACTAAAAGACCAACTACAAGATACTGGTAAACAATCAGGATCTCGTCGTGCTCGTCAATGGATTAGACAAAAGGTAAAAGACCTTGCTAATGCTAGACAAACAGTCATGCGTGATAACAAGCGTAAAGTTTCAATGCCTATTATTGGTAAAATGTTCTTTTACTTTTACGATCCAAAGACTAAAGATACTTTGAAATATTACGACAAGTTTCCTTTAGTGATACCTATCGAGAATTATCCTGATGGTTTTCTTGGATTGAATCTACACTACATTCATCCTAGACAACGATTGTTGTTGTTAGACAGTCTAAGCGAATACGCAACGAATAGCAAATACGACGCAACAACAAGACTAAGATTGAGTTACGGCTTATTAGCAAGAGCTTCTAAGCATTATCAATTTGCGGCTTGTGTTAAACGTTACTTGTATAGTCATGTGCAAAGTCAATTTTTAGAAATAAACGCTGACGAGTGGGATATTGCTGTGTTGTTACCAGCAGAAAACTTCGAAAAAGCCAACAAAGATTTCGTCTTCGCAGACTCAAGGAAAAAATTCTAATGTCATTCAGTCCTAATTTATTTCTATCTAACATCAAAGCGAAGTCTGGGTTAGCAAAACCCAGCCGTTTTGAAGTGATATTACCTATACCTACTTATGTAGGTAGCTTCGTGTCTACAAGTGTTTTAGATAAGTTGTTTAATTTACCAAATTCAATATACTCAACTATTGCTGACGCATTCAATAAAGGTGTTTCTGAAGGGCAAGTTTCTTCTAGTCCAGCAATTTCTAGATACCTTGCTTTACAATGTGAGCAGACAGAACTACCAGGTAAATCAATTCTGACTGCAGACGTTAAAGTGTATGGTCCTACATACAAAGTACCATATCAAACACAATACGACGAGATTACTCTGACCTTTGTGTGTACCAACGAATTCTACGAAAGAAAATTGTTTGATAGATGGTTGGAATGTATTATGCCTTCCGACACAAACAACCTACGATATGCTAAAGACGATGAAACTCGATACATGACCAACATTAAAATTGTTCAGTACGACGACTTCATTAAACAGATATACGCAATAGAGTTAGTCGACGCTTTCCCTGTTGGTATTGCACCGCAAACGGTTAGTTGGGCAGACGATAACTTCCATCGCGTGTCTGTTAGGTTTGTGTATCAAAAATATAAAGTTATATACAAAGGAAAATATGATAT